AATATAGCGTTATTAAGTATAGGCTCTGCAATTTTTAATTTAGCTTCAAGCTCTTTTCCAAATAAAATTAAATCTTTTTCTTCTGCAGCAGATAGAACATTCCTATTACCATTTATTAAACCAAAAATTAATTCTTGTTTTTTTTCATCTGTTTCATCTAAACTATTAATATAATCTATCTTTTCTTTGAAAGCTGATGGTTTGTCATCAGTAGGTGCTGCCATATTATGTAATTTAGGATCGAAATCATCAGAACTAATTCTTAAGCCTTGTCCTTCAGTAATTCCTTTTTCTTCATCGGTTACTTTACTATAAACTGTTATGTCATCTGGTTTATCTTTTTCTTTTGGTCCTTCTAAATTGTGTAGTGAAGGATTAAAGTCTTCTCTCTTAATAGGAACTTTTTGTCCAACTTTAGCTCCGGTAGTATCATCATCTTTTAATAAAAATACGTCAATAAAATCTGTTTCTACATCAGCAGGGCCTTCTAAATCATGTTTTTTTACATCATATTCGTTTCTATTAATTGATAATTTTTGACCTTTAGTAATACCCTTATCATCATCTGCCTCTTTAGCATACACCTCTATAAAGTCAGGTTCTGGTGAATCAGGTGGGGCAGCTAAATCATGTTTATTTGCATCAAATTCATTTCGTTTAATTGGAATTTTTTGACCAATTGTTATACCATCTGCTTTATTTTCTACTTTGGAGTAAACTTCAATGAAATCATCCTCTGTATCTGGTGCAGCTAAATTATGTTTGTTAATATCAAATTCACTTCTTTTAATCGGAATTTTTTGACCTATTTCGCCACCATCATCTCCTGTTTTTAAATATACTTCTATAAACTCATCCTCCGGTTTATCCTCTTCTTTAGGTTCAGCTAAACTATGTAAACTCAAATCAAATTCACTTCGTAAAATAGGTATTTTTTGTCCTGCTGTGGCGCCTGAATTAGGATCATCTTTAAGTAAAAAAACTTCAAGATAGTCTGGGTCGTCCTCTTGTGTCATTTTTTCAGCTTCTATATCAAATAATTTTGATGCAGCTAATTTTGCTGCTTGGTCCTCATACGGTTTGATATTACCTAAAGCTGGAGCAGCACTAGCAAGCCCAGTAAATAATCTGCCTGCAGGAGATTGGTTAAGACCACCAGCACCTTCAATGAGGGGCTTTCCACCCTCTCCTGCTTCAGATACTCTTGTAAAAAAATCAAATAAGGCCGGTGCGTTTCTTGCAAAAAATCCTTGTTGTTGTGGAACGATTTGTTCTGCTATTGCTTTTAATTTTTGATATTCAGCACTGTCAATAAATTTTCCTTGATTAGCTTTGATGACAGGAACTAAACCAGATGTAATCCCAACACCACGTGAATTTGTTCTCATGTTATTCGGGACATTGTTAAACATCCTTCTGTTGTAAATAGACATTATCTATTTAAGCTCCCAAATCCTTCTAATAAAGATCCAATACCTGTTCCAAGAGCTCCAATACCTCCAGCAAATTGTAAAAATGGATTTGCAGGTGTGACTGGTAATTGTGATATAGTTTGACCACCAAACGGTAAGCCTGCTAAAACATCTGTACCAAAAGATATACGTTGGAAAGGTTCTTGTTGTTGAGCTGCAAGATTTTGTCTTTGAGCTTCTAAACCTGCTTGTAGTAATTGTTGTTGCTGACCACCAATACTTAGTAATGTATTTAAATCCTGACCAAACATACCTTGACCTAATTGACCAATACCTGCTTGAAATCTTGCTAAATTGCCTAATTGTTGTCCAGCTCCTAGTTGTCTTCTTTGTTGTGCTTCTTGTGCAGCTTGTGCTGAAGCTAATGCTTGTTGATAGTTTCTAGATGCATCTTCGAATACTCTTCTTGATTTAATATCACCAATATTTCTATCTAGTTCTGCTTGTTGTACACCAAATCTAGAGCCACCAAAAGCTCCTGCTCTTGTTGCTTGTCCAGCTAAATTAGTTCTAGCTATATCACCTTGTCTATCTATTTCTTTTAAAGCTTCTTGTGTTACAAATTGTTGATACGGATCTCTAAATTGATCAATGACTGCTGTTGTGGGAGTAAATTGCTGAGTTGCACCTGTAAGAGCCTGACCTGCTGTGGTAGCAGTTTGACCTGCTTGAGTAATAAACGGTTGAAATGCACCAATGCCTTGTTGAGCTAAAGCAAAAGCATCTTGTTGAGGTTGCGTGAACCCTGCAACTTGTTGCATGGGTATATTACGAGGTACATTAATTAAACCTTGTACATAATTAGGATCACCTGGATCAAGATCTGGCGTTCCAAATAAAGTTACGAGTAAATCTTTTTGTCTATCCTGCACATATGGTGGAGGTAGTTGTGTTGTAACTTGTTGTTGTACAGCCATTATGCTTGTCCCTCAAACTGGTCCATCATTTCATACATTCTTCTTGCACCTTCCATTCTGTTACCACCGCCAGCTCCTCTAACAGCTTTTGCCGTCATTACAAATTCACCATCACTTAACATAGCAGGTATACTATCAGAAGTTCCCGTTCCTGGTCCATTTATTTGACCGGTCTTACGTGGGAAACTACTTGGATCACCACCTGCAGCTAAATTCATTATACCACCATCTGCAACATTTTGCACTAGTTGTCCACTTGTATCAATATATGGACCAACAATACCTTGCCCTAATAATAATTCTATTAACTTTCCTTGATCTGTATTTAAAGGCTTGCCTTGATAATCTGTACCAAATGTAAAGTCAGTAACTTCTTGCTCCTCTGGTAAGTCAAAAGCACCTGTTGGTTGTAGTGATGCTCCTGTGACAGCAGATGCTTTAGCTAAATTAGTTAATAATTTTGATGCATCTATTTTTTCTTCTCCATCTACCATTTTTGTAGGTATAAATTTACCGCCACTACCAATTAAACCGTCAATACCATCTTTTTTTCCAAATAAAAATTCAGTAAATCCTGATGCACCTGTTTTACCTCTGCCTAAAACTTTATCCATAAAAGTTAAATTTTTTGCATCTGCAGCTTCTCCAATACCTCCGCTAAAGCCTTTTAAACCCGGTGATTGACTAGCTAAAAATGCCGCTGATGCGATTTCTCCAAAACCGGCATCAGGATCAGCTAATGCACCAATACCTGCGTATAGAGGGTTTCCTGTAGCTAACGCTAATACGGTTCCTAAATATTTTTCACTATCACCTGGTAGTATTTTAGCTACCGTTTTTCTTAGTTTTTTAAGCATAATCTCCTATTGCAATATATGTGATTGAAGCAAGGAGGCTGGCCTTGAGTATAAGCCTAATTAATCGTATAAATATAGTCAAATTTCTAGTAATGTGCAATGAGAAATATGAACTTTGATATAGAGAAAGTGCCTATGGTCCGTGTGACGTGGTTAGATGCCCGTGATACAGAAACAGGCTGGTTGCCTATAAAAGACATACTTAATGCTCCGTTAGCCGTGTGTCAAGAAGTAGGATACATGGTAGTTAAAAATAAAGAAAAGATTGTAATTATGCGCTCATGGTGTACAGACAAAGATGACAATCATGGTGGTGGATGCATTGCGATACCACGTGGTTGGGTAACGAAAGTAGAATTTTTAGAGGTAAGTTATGCAGAAAGAAACGACGATAGGCAATCTATTTGGTAAATCAATATATAAATGTACTATTAACAATTACGACGAATATAATAAACCGTTAATAAAAGACATTGAATCATTTGTTAAAGAGAAACCTGGTAGCGTTGCAGCTACAACAGATGTTACAGGTAATGTTAATTACACCAAATTAAATGATGCGGTTGATAATCTACATAAGAAAAAACTGTATGCACCATTATTTACAGCATTAAATAGAAATATAAATTTTTTTCTACATAGCTACGGCTATAACTTAGATAAGTTTGACGTGCACCTTACAAAAGCTTGGGCAACGTATACAGCAAAAGATCAATACATATCTAGTCATAAACATACAGCAAGTCATTACAGTTGTGTTTATTATGTAAGAAACAACGACATGGGTAATATAAAATTTGAAGAAGAGTTGGCAGCTCAAACTGGTCTATACATACCTCCAACCGATCATTACATTCGTGAGTGGAACAATTTTAATTTTGCTAGTTTTACAATACCTGTAGAAACTGGAGATTTTGTAATTTTCCCAAGTTGTTTACTACATTACACAGAGATTAACAAAAAAGATCAGCCAAGAATAAGCATTAGTGCAGACATTTTGTTGACTATGAAAAAAGGTATTAGCACAGAACATTGCATACCACATCCTAGTCAGTGGGCGTCGATTTAATTGTCAAGAAAACAATTTTAAAAAATACTGTTGCGAAGACTAAAAATATGCTTACATTAGGTTCTCACCAAAATTAACAATCAACAGGAGATAATATGACTGAACAAGAATATTTAAGCGCTATAGCTAACCTTGCTGATAAGGTGAGTAGATACCACGAAAGATTATTAGCAGCCGAAAGAGATTTAGAAAGACATCTGAGCGATTCAGATAAACATCGTTGTGAAGACTGTGAGTGTGAGAACCGTTAGAGTTCTCCACCAGATCCAAATACGTCAGGCATTTTGACGACACGGATGGTGACATCCTTCTTTTTTGTTGAAGCCCAAGGATTGCCGCAGTTACTGCAGTTTCCAGAGGCTTCCTCTTCGGAGTCAACCTCATGGCCACAACTACTACAATAAATTTTTTCCCATACCTCTGGTTTTAGTATTGGAACTTTGTTGCCATCAACTATTTCGTGTCCTACGACTACAGCGTCTTGTACTTTTTTACCTATTTCTGACATTATTTAATCTCCATTATACTAATTAATATTGTTACACCAGTTCCTAAAATTTTTATAGCGTCAGCTTCTTCTAAGACAAAAGGCACACCATCAGATAAAACCTCTTTTTCTGATCCATCTGCTAAGCTCTCTTTAAACAAAGGTATTTCAAGGTCTGAATTACTGTTATCAAAAGCAGATACTGTAGTCGTAACAGCGCCACCAGTTTGATTAGATAGACGTATACCTCTTATTATAGCTGTTGTTGGCTGCACAGGAGGCACTGATGCTAAATTAGCTGTAGGCACCGTATAAACAGCTGCAGCGCTACCTGTCCCTGTAGCAGATCTACTTATAAAATTATCAGCCAAGGAAAAAAGTCCTTCTTGTTGCTTCTTCTTTTAAATCTTCTTGAAAACCAAAGTTTAACTGTTGTGTTATTTGCTCAAGAATACGAATAAGCGTATCAAACTGTAAAGCTTCATACTCTTCTGTTGCTGTTGGTAATACTGTTGTATTAATTTTAGCCATTATCTGCCTCCATCTGGTTTAATATCTAATCGTAACGTACCATAACGCCAATCAGAACCTAGTGTATCACTTGTTATTTTTACATTAGTTTGTCTACCTCTGCCACGTAAATCAAAAAATTTAGTTGTAGTTGTTACATCTCTGCTTATTGTAGATCCTGTTTCTGACGGGTATGTTTTAAAACCCATAGTTAAATTAGCTGTGCCTACTTGATTTTTAAAGTCTGGTATACCTCTGCTTACTGATAAAATTTGTTGTCCGTCTTGTATGTCAAAATCACCTGACGTAATAAATGCTGTCATCGCAGACTGATCATCATTTACACCTTCTTCATGTTCAAAAAATGTAGATGCGCCTGCGGTCAAACCCTTTACTGTTGGTGTTGTTGCAGTAGCAGTGGGATCATATTTAGTTGCATATGGTCTTTGATATACACCGTAATCTGTCCAAGTTGTTCTTGCTAAAGAAGATGTATACCAGGTTCTTTCTAAATAATTATATGTAACGGACCTGTCTATTTGGTTAGATGTGTTAGAAGCATAGAACCAAGTTACTTCGTTAAACTCTGAATTAACACCAGCAAATGTTTCTGGTTGTTGTGTAATAGAAAAATCTTCAAATACAAAATCTTGTACACTACATGGTATTTTCTTTACTGCACCATCATAAAGATAGAAAGCATTTTGTGACATCCAATACGCTATACCGTTAACATCTACAGCAGCATGCACACCAACAGCTCCACAGTTTGCACCAATTTGTACAAGTGAGAAAGTGAAAGGTGCTCCTACAAATTGTAGTGCGTTTAGTGATGTATCTGTCCACACAAGAACAGCGTTACGTGATCTTACTGCTGCCACAATCTTTGATCCATCTTGTATTCTAAATGAGCCAGCAGTGTTTGTAGCTGTTGGAGCAAAATCATTTGTTGTTTCTTGTGAAGCAAATCGTAAAAACAAATCATCTTGTGATGTTGAACTTCCAATTGTTGTCTCCGTGCCAAACAAAAATACATGTCTGTCAGGCATGGATACTAAATTAAATCTTGAGCTTGAAGGAGTGTTTGAAATAACCGTAGCTCTTGTTGCTGTACCACTAGAAGTGTCCCAAAGAAATGTTTGTCCCTTATGCACGGTAGCAATTAAATCTTCACCAAAATTATCAAACGACCAGTTTCTTGCATCTAGTGTAACTGTTGACGTAGATCTAGGCTCGTTCCACCTGTCAACGTTCCATGCGTCTGTGCCCCAACCATAACCATACGCTGACTGGTCTGTACCAATATTTATTTGGTATTTCATGTTACCAGTGCCACCGCCACCAGATGTTGATCCAGAAGCTGCACTAGTGTGTGTAACTTTGTAATTGTTTGCATCTGTTATAGATGTAATTTCAAACTCTGCATTCATATCTAATCCATCAATTGCAGAAAAAGAATCAAAGGTAACAAAATCACCTTGTATTGCATTGTGTCCTGTATCTGCTACAGAAACAACTGTTGTACCGTTTGTAGTAAAAGGATTGCTTACACTTGTAGTAGTTTTTCTTAGTGGCGTTACATCATACGCCGTACCCTCAGAGTATACATAAAATTTTCTATCTGTTCCAAGAGCCGTGTACCTTACACCGTTAAGATCTGTCCATACATGTGTGCCTCTTACAACACCAATAAGTGTGTCAG